CAAACTCAACTATTAGGTGAGAAGATGGCAGCACAGGAATGTGATTGTGATTTTATCAGTTCTGGTTATACAGTTGTAGATGGGCAGCTCCTAAAATGGTATGAAGAAACTCATGTACAAGAACCAGCTGAAAAAAGAGGGTTCGATGGAAACTATTGGATTTGGCAACAACCGAACTACACAAAAAACTATGTAGTAGTTGCCGATGTTGCTAGAGGCGATGGGGCAGATTATTCAGCATTCCACGTCATTGATGTAGAAACTGTAGAGCAGGTTGCTGAGTACAAAGGTAAGATTGAAACTAAACATTATGGTAATATGTTAGTGAATGTTGCAACCGAATGGAACGATGCATTGTTAGTGATTGAGAATGCTAATATTGGCTGGGCAGTTATTCAAGAAGCAATTGATAGAAATTATACAAACCTATACTATTCTGCAAAAGAATATGGTTATGTGGATAATGATATTCATTTACAAAAAGCATATGATTTAAAAGATAAATCACAAATGGTACCAGGTTTCTCAATGACAAGTAGAACACGCCCATTGGTTATCTCAAAATTAGATACTTATATGAGAGAAAGAGTTCCTATTATTCGTTCAAAAAGATTGATTGATGAACTTTTTACTTTTATATGGAATGGTAGTAGAGCTGAAGCTCAGCAAGGATACAATGATGATTTAACAATATCATTCTCAACATCTTTGTGGGTAAGGGATACAGCGTTGAAACTTAGACAGCAGGGTATTGATTTAAACAGAAGAGCATTACAGTTTACATCCAAAAACTCAGGTGTTTTTAAAACTACTCCCCAACAGGCGAAGCAAGCTTGGAAGATAAACACTGGAAAAGGTGATGAGGATATAAGTTGGTTACTATAAAATTTGGATATTAAAAATATTTTTTGTATATTTATATATTATAAGTGATAAATAAAGAAAAGCATTATGGCAGATACTTCGTTATTCGGTAGATTAAAGAGATTATTCTCAACTCAAGTAGTTGTAAGGAGAGTCGGTAAAGATAAATTAAAGGTAGTAGATTCCTCTAGATTACAAGGTGATGGTAATAGAAGAGGTTCAGCTTACTATGATAGGTATGGAAGATTGCATGGTTCTAACTCAAGAAAGAATTGGCAGACATACAATGAAAGATTTAACTACCATTCAAACAAATTAGAGTTATATACAGACTATGAGGCGATGGATAAAGATTCTATTATTTCATCAATCTTAGATATATACTCAGATGAGTGTACTCTTAAAAATGATATGGGTGATGTAATCCGTATTAAATCTAGCAACGAAAGTTTAAAGAAAACATTACACAACTTATTCTATGATGTATTGAACATTGAGTTCAACCTTTGGTCTTGGGTAAGGGGTATGAACAAATATGGCGATTACTATCTTTATTTAGATATCGATGATGAGTTGGGTGTTGTGAATGTACAACCACTATCCACATATGAAACTAGAAGAGAAGAAGGTTACGATTTAGATAACCCATACTCAGTAAGATTTGAAATAGAAGAACAAAATACTAGTGCAATATCTCAAAGAAACAATACTAAGTTCTTAGAATCATTTCAGGTAGCTCACTTTAGATTACTTACAGATACAAACTTCCTTCCTTATGGTCGTTCACTATTAGAAGGTGCAAGAAAGACTTGGAAACAATTAACTCTTATGGAAGATGCTATGATGATTCATAGAATTATGAGAGCTCCTGAGAAAAGAATCTTTAAAATTGATATTGGAAACATCCCACCTGCAGAGGTTGATTCGTATATGGCAAATATTATTGACCAAATGAAAAAAGTACCATATGTAGATGAATCTACAGGTGAGTACAATTTGAAGTTCAATATGCAGAATATGATGGAAGATTATTATCTACCTGTTAGAGGTGGTTCAAGTGGTACTGAGATTGATTCCCTAAGTGGAATGGAATTCGGTGGTATTGATGATATTGAATATCTAAAGAATAGAATGTTAGCGGCACTTAAAGTTCCAAAAGCATTTATTGGATATGAAGAAGGTGTTGAGGGTAAAGCAACATTAGCACAAGAAGATATTAGATTTGCTCGTTCTGTAGAAAGAATCCAAAAGATTGTATTATCAGAATTAACTAAGATTGCAATTGTACACTTATATTCACAAGGATATACTGATGATGATTTAGTAGATTTTGAATTAGAACTCACTACACCATCTATTATATACGAACAAGAGAAAGCAAACCTTTGGTCTGAAAAAGTATCTTTAGTTTCTGATATGAAAGATTTAAAAATGATTTCACAAGAATGGATGTATAAAAATATATTCAATATGAGTGATGAGGAATGGAAAGAAGAACAATTTAAAGTTTTGGATGATATAAGATTAGGATTCAGACAAAGCCAAATCGAAGAAGAAGGTAATGACCCTATAAAATCAGGCGAATCATTTGGTACTCCACATGATTTAGCCGCATTAACACAACAAGAAGGTGGTGATGATGATAGTGAAGGTAACAACCCATTTGGTGAAAACAAAGGTGGAGCGCCAGAAGGTGGATTTGATGGAGCTGGTAGACCTAAGAAAAGTGGTAATTATGGAACGGATGAAAATCCATTTGGTAGAGACCCGTTAGGGAACAAATCAATTAAGGTAAAATCGGAATCATATAAAGCTAATTCTGTTATCAATAAGGAAACAATTGATGCATTGGTTGGTGGTATGAAGCGTAAAGTTAAAACAAAGAAAATTATACTAGAATCCCTATCAGGTGATGATTTAAATTCATCCGATGGGTTATTAGATGAAAAAAATATACTGAATTCTAATAATTAATATATTTATTAACAAAATACAGGTTACTCTACCAAAATTAGAGGTGATATAGATGAAGAAATTAAAACACAGTAAGTACAAAAATACAGGAATACTATTTGAACTATTAGTTAGGCAAATTGCTACTGATACTTTAAATAACAAAGATTCTCTGGCTACTAAAATTATTAAAGAACACTTTAGTAAAAGTACGGAATTGATGAAAGAACTTAGATTGTATAAATTATTTATTGATGAAAATTTTGATTCCGATTACAAAGCTTCTGAATTTTTAAATATAATTCTAAAAGAACGAGTTAAATTAAACGAATCCGTTTTAAATAGACAGAAATATAATTTAATTAAAACTATTAAGAAGAATTTTATAATCGAAGATTTCTTTAAGTATAGAGTTAACAACTATAAAGAGAACGCATCTATATATAAATTGTTCGAACATACAAATTCAGATAATCCTAAAGAATATGTAGAGTGTAAATCTACATTATTAGAATCCCTAACAGGTAAATCACAAAATACAGATAAAGTTGTATCTACTATAAACGAAGAGTATTCTAAACAACCAAAAGAAGTTAGATTATTAGCATGGAAAATGTTAGTTGAGAATTTTAACAACAAATATACGACATTAACCGATAAGCAGCAAGATATTCTAAGAGAATATATTAATTCTGTAGATAATTCTGTTAAACTGAAGAAGTTTGTAGTAAGAGAATGTAATTCATTATCAAAAAACATTAAAGCAATCAAAGTTTCCGATAAGGTTACTCAGATTAAAGTTAATGAAGTTGTTAAATTGATATCTAAGGTAAAAGCATCTAAGGTAATTACAGAATCTCAAATTTTATCACTACTAAGATATACAGAACTACATAATGAGTTGAAAAGGGTATTCAAATGAAAAGTTTAATCAAAGAAATTGAAGATAAGTTTGAAGAAATTGAAGAAGCTAACGTTACTGGAAATTTAGATGGTGGTGAAGGCCCAATCAAAACCCCACATGCATTCTCAAAGAGTAAAGATGAGGATGATTTGGATGATGACCACATCGAAGTGTTGGGTATGAAAAAATCAAAGGAGAAACATATGAACACAAAGAAATTAGAATCATTAGAAAATAAGTTAGAAAAAAAGATTAATGAAATATCTTATAAAGAATTTAAAAAAGATGATACTAGGAAGCAACATCACAAAATAAATGATTCTATTAAAGAAATCAATGGTATGATGTTTAAGTTAGAAAGAATGGTTACACAAAATGCCAAACTAAAAACTGAAGCAGGTGTTCATTCAGGTCAATATTGGGAATCTACTAAAAAAAGATTTGGCAAGATTTCAGAACGTATGTTAAAAGTAGCTAGAAACTTAAAAGAATTATCTGCATGAGTTCAAAAAAGAAAATATTAAAAGAAGAACTTTCAAATAAGGATTTGGAGAATATTCGTCTACTTATAAGATATGAAGTAGCACAAATCATGTTTGATTTATATAAAAAACGTAAAGTTTGGGGAGCATAA